GCGTCGGGATCGGCGGCATGCCCGCCATCCCACCGGGCAACGGGGCCTGCTGGGCGCCCTGCGGCATGCCCTTGCCGGCCGGCGGCGGGGCACCGGGCATGCGGGGCTGCGGATCGCTCATGCCGGCGCCCGGCATCTGAAACGGCAACATCGGGTCGTTCTCCGTTCGGTTGGAAGGAGGTGGAAAGGTCAGACGATGAGGAAGGACGCGGGGACGCTTAGTTCTTGGGCTTCGTCAGCCCTTCGACTTCAGTAGCCACGGCATAGTAAGCGGGCCACAGGGCGGGGTTTTCAGGGACCATGCGCTCGAGGCCGGACACGTGCTTGAGCAGCGGCGCGATGGACCGATCCGACCCGTCGCGCACAGCCGCGCGCAACCTCATGTAGTCGACCATCCACCGCGTGTAAGCGGGGCGGCTCATCAGGACCGAGGTCGCAAGCATGCTACCGCCGATGACGAGCGGCGTCGTGAAATCGCCCGCTACCGCGCTGGCAACGCCGCCCACCGCGCCCGTCACATTCATGGCGTTGGTGGCGCTGCGCGACGTGTTGGCGAGCGCTTCGATGTTGGCCAGCCGGTTGGAGATGCGGAACATCTCGTTGAGCGACCGCTGATGCTCCGGCGTGAAGAACAGATTGCGCGCGTCCGGCGACATCCGCTGATAAGCGGTCACGAACCGATTGGGTGAGAACTGCACCTCTTGCACAATGCCGCGTGTGCCATCGGTTGGACGCCCCATCTCGCGGATGACGAGCGCACCAAATTCAGACCGCTCCTCCGGCCGCAACACGCTCATAGCCGAACGAACCAACCGCATGTTTCCGCCGCCGCCATCGGTCGCCGCGCGAATGATTTGCGTAGCCGCGCTTTGCGGGTTTGGCGTCTTGACGATCTGCAGGAAGCGGTCCATCCGCTCGAAACCCTGGCGGGCGTAGCGGTCGGCCACCTGCATATCGCGCAACGCCTGCGCGGCGCGGCGCGCGTCTGCTTCGCTTAGACGATTGTTGCCGGGAAGCCGGGTCGCTTGAGCGGCGCGAACGGCGATGTCCTGCAGGCCGATCTCAATATCAGAGGACAGTGCGGCATAAAGCCTACGAAGCTGCGTTCGGTCCAGTGACGCGTCGTAGAGGCCGAAGTTCGACAAATCGCGGCCGATCGCCGTTCTCATTGACCGCAGGGTGTCAAGATCGACGTTGGCGCGAGGGTTCGCCAGCGTCTCAAACATCTGGCCGTACCTCCCCTGCAATCCGGCGCGAATACCAGTGGTCGCTTCATCGTCGATGATGCTGCGCACGACCTGGCCGGAGTTCGCAGTCGGGAGCAGGTTCGGATTGCGACTGCCGTCTTGACGCATCAACGGCGGGATGCCACGAAACGCCCGCTCATACAGCGCTTCAAGGCGTGTCGCGAACGAGGTCTGATCACTCGGCGTGCGAATAACCCGCATGAGCTCGTCGTCGCTCACGTCGGACAGCGTCGTTCGTGCGGTCAGCTTCTGCGCCCGCGTCTGCGGCAGCGGGACAGGTTGACCGCGCGAGTTCTGCACGGTGCCGCCCGTGATCTGCTGCATCAACGGCAGGCCTTGTTGAATGCGGGTGAGCTGCGCCTGACCGCCGCCTTGCGGACGCTGCACGGGAGAATCCGGGTTGATGCCCATGGCGCGCACAACGCCCGGCTCCAGCTGCTCAAACCCGACATCCCGATAGCGGTCTAGGCCGCGCTGCACGGCAAGGCCAGCCGTCTCCGGCGTCGCGTTGGGGCTGATCTCATCGGCAATGCGCCGCGTGGCTGCTGCCGCGTCCGCCATCGTCTCATCAATGTTGTTGCGCAGCGGAGCGCCAACGAGAGGTGTTTCCGTGGCTTGCTTCCCGATGCTGGCAACCGGGCCTTGGTTGAAGGACGGACCAAACGGGCGGACGCTCTGCGCTTCAAACGCTGCCGCATCTTGCGCGGCATCCGTCGCGCGCTGCCGCGCCAGCGTTTCTCCGGTCTCCGTGCCGATGCGCGTTCCGGTCGGCGTGCGATAGGCCATTGCCACGCCCGGAACCATGCCGCCGGCCATTGCCGCAAGAACCTGCCCCGTANNACACCGGACGATGCGCTGCCGGCCGCGTCCAGTGCCAGCGCCTGACCCGGATTGGCGCGCGTGAACGCAGCTGCGTCTTCCACGATGCCGCCGAGCGTCGTCGTCGCTTGCCGCGCGGGCTGCGCCGCCCTGGACATCATGCCAGCCACCGGAACCGCAGCGGCGCCGACCGCTTCGGCGGCCTTGCCGACGTACTTGCCCGGCGTCGACTTGGCGTCGGGCTGCTCGAGGAACGGACGATACAGAGGCATCGTCTCAACGTCGGGCAGTCCCCCGCCACCCGTGACCTTTTCCGTCGCCCAATCGAGCGCGCGGTACGGCAATGTGACGGTCTCAACGAGCCCCTTGTTGAACCGGCGCACGCCTTGCTCGCCCACGTCGCGCAGGATCTCGAGCAACCCCAGGCTCGGCTTCTTCTGCTCCGGGATGCGGAACTCGGCCCACGGGTCGGACTTCTTGTCCGGCGCTGCCTTGCTGTCCGCCGACACCCGGAAGTCCTTCCACAGATCCGCTTGCGCTTCGCTCACGGCTTGCCCCCTGGCACACGGCCCGGCGTGCCGTCAGGTAGGATGATCGCAGTGCCGGGAGGCAGTTTGCGCGCTTCCTCCGGCGAGCTCACCTTGACGGGCTGCTTGGGGTCCGGGCGATCCGCATCGGGCGGCGGCGGGGTCTTCGCCGGCGCCACCGCATTCCCGTCTTCGTCGATGCCGAGATCTTTGCGAAGGTCGATGCCATAGGTCGCCGCCACCACGCGCGGCTCGTAGCCCTGCAGAATCAGCGCCTGCGCCTTGCGACGCATGCCGTTTGCAACGATCTTCTGCTGCAGCTCGAGGTTCTTTTTGATGATGGCGGGGTCCATGTTCGGGTTGATGTCGGCCTTCTCGAAAGCTTCCATCTCAGGCTTCGTCAGCGCGGCGCCGAACAGATTGTTGCGCACGACGTTTTTGAAGCGGTCGTAACCCTGCCAGTAGGACGCTGCTTCTTTGCTCGCCGTCGGCAAACCAATGCGGGCAAGTCCGGTCAACGTGCTTCCGCCGACCTTGTATCCGGCATAATCGTCCTTGAAGGTCTCGGCGAACGATTTGAGGTCGGAAAACTTCTGGCCCTCCTCCTCGAGCTTGGTCATGTCGGTTACGGACAACTGACGGCTCGGCGCCTTCTCCAGCCTTCCAGTCTCGACGAACGTCACGAGATCTCGTCCCTTGAGGCCGTGCTGCTGAGCGTAAGCCGCGCGCTCCCGGCGCAAGGCTGCGCGCTCGGCCGCCTCCAATTCACTCTTGGCCGTTGCAATCGCTTTGGCCTTGCTGACCTCGTGAGGAAGGATTGCTTCGGCGTTTTCGCGTTCGATTTGGCCGCGAACGCGCGCAATGGCGGCTGCCTTTTCCTGTTCGATCGGCGCCAGCGCCCGTGCCTGGGCCAGGCTCTGCTCGCCCTGCAGCTCCATCAGCTTCTTGCGCTGCTCGAGCTCCGCCGCCCGATCCGCTGCCGCCTTGCGGTCCTGCACAATCAGGTTCATTCCTTGCTTGCCCAAGTCCGGCACGCCGGAGCCGAGCAGGAGCTTGGCCATCGTCACGGTGTCCGGCGCATTGCCGGCGTTGCGCATGGCCTCCTCGGTCATGTCGCGGTTGCCGGTCAAAGCCTCCTCGGCTCCCGAGCGAGCAAGACCGGAGCCGATGCCCTTCAGCCCTTCCGCCACCACGCTCGCCCAATGCGGGCTGGCCTGCGGTTCGCGCCACAGCTGGTTGGCGAACTGATAGCGGCCCTGGATGACTTCCTCGGGCGTGTATTTGCGGCCTGACGGGTTCGCCATGAGTGGACCTGCTGTCGGCGGGGATGTTTCACGGGAAACCATGCCGGGAAACGCACCGGACTTGGGAACACTGGCGGTGCCGGCCTCGTACTGAGCCATGGCATCCATCAGCAGCGGACGGTGCTCTTTCGTCAGCGGCGCGTTGGGGTCCACGCCGAGCTTGGACGCGACCGTCTTGATGTAGGCGTCCGTCGAGTTGTTATCGACGTTGCGCGGTGCCCAGCGGCTGATGATGCCGGACACGGTGTTGAGGCCGTGCTTCGTCGCGTAGGTGTCGAGCAGCGCGCTCATGGCACTACGGCCCGTCTCGACGTCCGGGAAAATCGCCAACCGGCCATCGGTTCCCGTGGCGCCGTACTTCTGCGCGAACGGCCCGTAGTTGATCGCGCCGGGGTTATTGGTTCGGATCGATCGCGGCGCCGAGTACGACACGTCAGCCGGACCGGAACATCGAGCCGAGCAAGGTATTCGACAGCCCGCCCGTGGCGCCGCCTGTCAGTGGTGTCGTCGCCAACCCAAGTGCCGTCTTCGCCAGCGCCCCATAGCCCGCCATCTTGTTGTTGTAGGCGTTCTGCTGCGCTTGATAGTTCTGATACGCCGCGCCCTGGTAGTCGCCCGCCTGCGCGTTGGCCTGCGGCTGGTTGGCCTGCGGCGTGAGGCCCTTCATCCCCGACAGCATCCCCAGCGTCTGGTTCGCGTTGTCGAACTTCATCCCGTAGTCCTGACGGGCATTGTCGATGAGCCGCTGCTGCTCCTGCGGGGACATCAACGTGGCGTCCTTGGCCAGCGTCGACAGCGCGAGGCTCTGCTGCTTGGCGAGGTTGCCTTCGGCGATGTTGCGCGCTTCCGATCCGATCGGCAGACCGCGATTGGTCAGCTGCACATCCTGCGCGCTGCGCGCCTGCCCGAAGTCGTCCTGCAGCAGATCGCTGCCCTTCTGATAGTAGGCTTTCGCGAGCTCATCCGTCTGCGCGATCTTGGTGCTATCGAACGCCTCCTGCGGCAACTGCGATGTATAGTTGGCATATGCGCCACCGAGGTTGTCGAACCCCGTTTGCAGGTTGCCCGAGAACTGCGTGTTGATGCCGGTCGGGTTGCCGTTGGCGTCACGCGTGAAGGTGGACGAGCCAAACGCGTTGGTCTGATCCATCGCGTTCATTTTGAGGTTGTCCTGGGCGGCCTGCTTGTTCATGCTGTACTGCTGGTTCGCAGTCTGCATCGCGTCCGGCGCCTTCGGGCTCTTCTTTCCCATCGATCCACCTGCAGTGCTCGGCGGTCATCGCGTAGATGACCGCATCATCGTCCTCGTACCAGCGCGGGATCACCCCGCACCGGACACACCCCATGCGCTCGGCGATCGATTGCGACCGCGCGTTGGACGCCTTCACGAGACCCGTCACCACGCGCACCTTCAACTGCAGGAACGGGTAGGCCCAGATTTGCCGCAGCGTTTCCCGCGTCAGCCACCCCGGCTCGCCGGCCCATGCGGCTTCAATCGAGTGATCACGAAAGTTCGTCCACAGGACCACGCCCACCAGACGCCCCCACCGGATCACGCCGTAAATCCCATACGGCATGTCCCCGATGATGTCGGCCGGCTCTCCCCCGACGCGCTTGGCCAGATACGCCAGCCACTCGCCTTGCTCTTTGGGAGAGCGCGGCGTGATGATCACCGGATGCCGCCGGGCTTATAGAGCAGGTCCGTTGCGAACCAGCGCAGGTTCTGCGTCGCGCCGGTCGCGCGCATGCGCACGCTCACCGCACGGCCGGCGCCGGCAATCGTGTACCACTGCGAGATCGCCTCGCCGCGACGGCCCCAGGGGCTGCCCCACTCGCTGCCCCACGGCGTCGAGCTCGGATCATCCACGATGTTGACCGGGTTGCCGCTCGCCGGGCGCAACACGTAGTCGGTATCGACGCCGATGAACCCGGCCACCGAGCCGTCCGCCTGCAGCTTCGGCCGGATCGCCGTGAACAGGTTCGTGTTGCCGGGACCGGACGGAAGGATGAAGGCGCCGTTGGCCGAGGCCGTAATGTCGGTGCCGCGATCCGTGGTGCCGCCGACCACATTGATCCGCCCCCCCGATGCGGCACCGAAGTAGACGTTGCCCTCGAACGACGCCCATGCTGCGCCATTGTAGCCGGTGAGGTTCGACCATGAGCCGTTGCGCACGTTGAGCACGTACTGCTTGGAGATCGCGTTGGCCGACGACAACGGCACGTTCACATAGACGAACCCGTCGTGAAGAGCGCCGCTCCATCCGTTCTTGTCGCCATGGGTGATGGCGTCCGCAGCAATGCCCGGCGCCACCTTGCCCCACGGATCGATGTTCGCAAGATTGAGCTGACCCGAGCCGCCAATGGCTGCGGTGAGCGGCAGCAAACCTAAGCGCGTGATGATGACGAGCTCGCCGCCGACCCGGAACAGACACCGCCGGCCGATGGGTGGAGCGCCCATGTACTTGCCCGACAGAGAGAAGTCGGTGGCGACGTCGCCCTGGTAGACGATGATCTCGCCGGTCGACATCACCATGACGGTCACATCGTCCGCACCGTCGCCGGCATCCCGCGACCAGGCGCCAATCGCCATGCAGGTGCCGCCGGCCGCGATCTGCGACAACTGAAACTTGGTCAGCGTCCCGGTGATCGACCCTACCCCGCCGTACCAGATGTCGGCGGAGTTGTTCTCGCAGAACCATAACCGGTTGCGGGCGAGCCCGACGTTGACGAGGTTCGTCGCCGTGAGGCCGGAGCCCGACCAGCCCGCCCCGGCGATCGTCGAGCCGTCGTAGACCTGCGGCGTGTCGACCCCGTTCACGAACTGCAGACGGTTATTGTAGAGCGCCGTCTGCCACCAGTTGCTGGAGAAGCCGGACGCCAATTCGGTCGCAGCTCCTGCCGAGGTGGCGTTGTAAATTTTGCCGCCGCTGGCGCCGAGCAGGTGCGACGCGGTGAGACCCGAGAACGCCGCGCACGTGCTGACCAGGCCGCTGCCGACGCCGGTCGCATGCGCTTCCGTCCCGGCGCGCATGTAGAGATAGCCACTGTCCGCCAGCCAGTTCTCGAGAACCCGCGCCTCGTTGGGCTGCATGGCGGTGATGTCGGCGCGCAGGTTGATCCCGCCGTAGGGGGCCGGCATCGTGGTCGACGCGCCCTGCTCCCATTGTTGGGGCCGCCATTTGAATGTGGGTTTCTCGCCGCGTCCGAGGAGGAGCGCCATCAGGTGCCGATCCCCGTCTCAGGCAGATTGTCGCCGAACCGGATGTCAGCCGGCGGGGCGTTGAGATCGATCAGTCCGGCGCCGCCATCGTCGGCGCGCAGCTCCTCCTTGATCGCTTCGTACTCTTTGTATTCCGGCTCGAACGGCAGACCCTTGGCCTGCAGGAACCGCCACTTCAGGCCCAGCGTGAGCAATTCCTCGTCGAGCCTGAAGGTGTCGTTGTCGGATGCCACGCGAGCGGCGGTCCCACCGGCCTGCAGCGCCACCCAATTTGACGAATAGTAGTCGAATGCGAGGGTGTCCCCCGACGCGGTCGGCGTCGGGTGGATGACGATGTTGGTCCCGACCTTGCGGAAGAACCGCACCAGGCCCGTGGACCCGATCACGGTCGATTTGAGCTCCTGCCAGTCCATCGGCGAGGTCGGGCCTTTGAGGCGCCGATCATTGGCCCGGTCGAACTGCGACAGGTTGCCGAAGGCGAGGAAGTCGGACGGAAGGGCGTAGGTGTCGGTCCCTGAGACGGTCGTGATGGTGTGGGAGGTGACGAGGCTGCCCCAGCGGTGCTCGCGGACCAGCGCGCGCCCCTCCGCATTAACGAGCGCCACGCAGGACACCGCGGTCAGGTTGGTGTTGCCGTAGAACGAGGACGGCACCTCGAACCCCGTCATGCGCTGCAGCGCGTCGCGGCAGACGGTCAACAGGCTCACGGGGTGCCTCCCATGGCCTTGTCGATGGCGTCATCCAGGGACTTGCCTTTGGCGAAGCGGCCGGACTCGTCGCGGTAGCCGGTGGGGCTGGTGTCGTCCTCGAGCGCGGCGCCGGCTCCGATCGCTCCGCCCACGGCGATCGACCACGGACCCTTTTTCAGCTTGCCGGCGTCCAGGAGCTTTTCGATCGGCGCCCCGAGCGATCCCGCGAGCTTTTGCAGGTAATCAGCGCGCTCCGCGATGGCCTCCGTTGAATATCCCGCCAGCCCCTCCCCGGGCGGCTTGCCGGAGACAAGATTTCGCAAGATTTGGTCCGTATCCTCTTTCGTAACGGTCTTGCGGGGAGGGTAAATTGGTTTTACCGTCCCCGCGTTGGCGGGAACAGGAGGCGGCGGTGCAGGTGGATTGGCGACAACTGCGGTCCCAGGCGGTGGATTTGCCGGAGGCGGAGCAGGTGGCACAACCGGTTGCGCGGCGGCGCCGGCCTGAGCCGCGCCGGCCGCTTGCCCACTTGACCGACGAGCAACTTCATCAGCGGTTGCTCGAGCTTCAGCGGCTAGCCCGCGCTTAGCCTGTGCCTCCGCTTCGGCAGCATACCGTTCTATTTTGGCCGTGGCTGCGCGCTTCTGCGCCAGCTGATTACCCTCCCGGATTAGCCCCGGCACGCTGGCCACGCCCTTGACGGCGTTCGGCGCCTGCGCGCCAATCAGGGCCGTCAAACCTTCCACACCCGACATGCCTAGGCGCTTGGCCATCAGCACCGGGTCGGTGAATTGATCCCAAGCCGCCGTATTGACCGGGTTGCGATCTTGGCCGGTTGCCCGCATACGCTCAGAAAGGTCGATGTACTTTTGTTTTTGTGGGTGCTCGTCGGGCAGGTTTTGCGCCAGCGCTGTAACCGCCTCGTACTCCGGGTTAACGGCCGGGGACATGATCGCATCATACCCCATGGGAGCGTTGTTCACGGTGAAGGCCGCACCCGTACCTTCAAGCCACTTCTGTCGAGCCGGGGCCGCCCGATGCAACGCACCGACCACGCCAGCCGCACCCGCCGCTAGTGGAATTGGTCCGCCCGTTTTTTCGTACACTTCCTTAAGAGTGCTATCGGAATAGCGGGTATCACGAGCCCGCGCCTTTTTGGCCAGCGCCTGAGCCTCGGCTGTTTGGCGATCGTACTCTTCCCGCTGCCCCTTGTTTGCCCCAAGGGCAAACTGCTTTTCGATCTCTCGCAGATCAGCCAATTCTGCTTCAATTGCTCGCCGTTCGGCTGATGACTTCCACGCCGCCTTTTCGATCCGCTTTTGAAGCTCTGCCTTGCGCTTGCTCTGCTCGGGAGAGAGCCCGCCAGCCTCCGCAGGAGAACCGAACAGACCAGCATCATTAGCCGCCGCTGCCGTGTAGCCCGCGCCCAACGCCTTGAGCGCATGCATCGGCTTGGCGACCGCGAACGCCGTCTGTACGCCGGCATTGGTCACGTTGGCCAGCGACGGATCGCTCAAGGCTTCACCCACCGCTTCACCCGCCCTGACAGGCTGCATCGCAACCTCGGTGGCAAGCTTCGCCGGCATGGCGCCGATCTCAAGCGCCCGCTCCATCGTGGTGGGGAGCACGGCAGAGCGCACGTCCCCCTCCGGCAGCCCCGCCCGCGTCCGAGGCGTCGGGCGGTCGGGACCGAAGCGGTCGCCGTAAAGCAGAAGATCGGCAAGGGTGGTCATTGGTCCATCAGGTCCGCTTGAGGAAGTCCTGCGCCTTCTTGCGCCACGTCACCGCCCCGTGACCGACGTTCTGGCACTGCGTGTCGCTCATGTCGGCCAGCTGCTCCACGGTCACGAACCCGAGCACCGCAAGCTTCTCCATCTGGCCACGGCCGAGGAAGTCGGCCTTGTGCAGCGGCGTGCCGGGCACGTTGTCGCCGATAGTCAGCGGCGCGTTGCGCTCGGCCTCGATCTCCTCGGCGGGGCGGGCCTTCTGCGCCTGGTAGAACTCCCAGGCGTGCGGGAAGCGCTTGGTGAGCTGCGCCTTGTTGAACGGCTTCACGAGTTGGCAGGATACGTCGTGCGAGCCCGCGACCTTGCTCTCGAGCGCGGTGCGCAGCATGAATTGCTCCTCGCCCATCTCCCGGCTCTTGACCGGGTCGACGGTCTGCACATCGACGAAGCGACCGACGACGATGGCCTTGTCGTCGGTCGACGGAAACCACTGTTCGCGCATGGGCTGTCCTTTGGTTGCGTCAGAGATACGGGCACTTGTCGCTCATCGTCAGCGTGGCGGTGCCACTGCCGGCGACGATGCGGGTGGAAAAGCTCTTGCCGGCGTGGGTGCCGGATTGCGTGACGGCGATCTGCACGTTGCGGCCCGGTCCCGGCGCCGTGCCCGAATACGACGTGATGCTGGCCGATGCGTCGGTGAGCGTGCCGGTGCCGAGCAGACGCCCGTGCTTGTAAACACCGCAGGAAAACGTCGCCATGTCAGGTCTCCACGATGAAGTTGCCGCCGCCGCGATAGCTCACACGGCGGAAATGCTTGCCCAGCGTCCACCCCCACCAGCCGGGCGGCTTGATGGTGAGATGAAGCGGAGCGCCGACCGACTCGCCGAAGTGCCAATCAAGATCGCTTGAGATCGCGAACCACGCGCGCGGCACCGCTTTGGCGATTCCCCGCAGCACGTCGTCGACCTTCTCCGGCGGGATGTGCTCCATCACGTCGCAGCACACGCCGAAGTCTCCCGACAGATCGGCCGGCAGATCCCACAGCGGGGCCACGATCAGCGGCACGTCCACGCCGTCGTTCAGGCAGTTTGCGGCGATGTCCACGCCGGTCGCGTCGTAACCGTGCGCCTTGAGCGCAGCGGCGCATCGGCCCGTGCCGACCCCGAAATCAACAATTCGCCGCACCTCGCGGCCGGGTGCGGCGATTGCTGCGGCGATGTCATCGGCGATGCGGTGCCCCGGCGAGTTCACGCGATACCGGCTGTTGCGCCACATTCCTTCATACTTGGCGCGCTCGGCCCCCTCGGTGGTGCCGTCGCCCTGCAGCGCCCGCCACGTCGATTGCAACAGCCCATCGCCGCGCACGTCGACATGAATTGGGTCGATGTCGGTCTGCTTCATCCGGTGCATCACCGCGAGGAAGTCGGACACCTGGCCCAGGAAGTTGAGCCGTGTCGGATAGCCGTTGACGGTGGTCCACGCCTTGGCGTCGGCGCGGTCGGGGTAGGCGTGGGTCCGGTCCTCGCGGAACGACGAGTCGAGCCCGTGCAGCACGAAGGAGCGGAACCCCAAGGCATACCCCAGATTGATCCACCGCAGGCCCATCGTGGACCCGCCGCCGATCATCAGCCACGTGTCGGGCTGCGTCTCCTTCAACAGGTCCTCGGCACCCGGCGTGCCGGACGGATGCCACAGCGTGACGTGACATCCGGCCGAGAGCAGCTTGTCGAACACCGCCGGGTCGCACAGCGAGGCCACGTAATACCGCACCCGCCGATCCGCCGCGACGATGTCGGCCATGTGCGCGCCGGGGTCGAGCACACCACAGGCATTCGGAACAATGCCGCGAGAGAGCAGATAGCCGAGCGATCCATTGACCGCCGCAACGTAATTGCCAAGCTCCGGTGCCGTGTCGGCGAGCGACGGCCCGCCGCCGGCAACGTGCATGACGTGGGTGTGCCGCTTGCACGGGCGAAGTTCAGGCAGCCCGCGCGCCAGCGCCGAGCGCATGTTGTCGAGCATGCGCGACGCCGGCACTGCGGGTTCAAGCTCGAGCCGGGGAAACGCCCCCGGCTCAAACGTCATCGTGTTGCCGATCATTACGGGAAGACATCCGCAACGAACGGCCGGGCAATCTCGAACTCGGCCTCGAGCGTGTCGATGGCCGACCCGCCCTTGGCATTGACGACGAGGTCGCCGGCCACCGACGTATCGTCCACGCTGCCGCCGGTGCCGGTCGCGTAGACCTTGCCGTTGTCGGCGTAGCCGGTGAGGCAGGCGCCGATCGCCTTGCCGCTGATCTGATACCAGCCGAACTTGGTGGTTGCATCGTTAGCGGCCATGGCGATGCCGACCGGGCCGATGGCGTTGGCCGCGAGCAGCGTGGTCGTGCCGTCGTCCATATTGTACGTCACCCACGAGCCCTGCACGGTGGACGAGGCGCCCTTGAGATATACGAACTCGCCCATGCCGTAAGCGGTGGTGCCCACGTCAACCGCGCGGACAATCGTGCCGAGCGGGTGAAGCTGGGTGGTCGAGACTTCGGCAATCGCCTGCGCCCCGATCAGCTGGTCCATGTGGCGCCAGGAACCATTGGAAAGTGCCATGTGTCGTGTCTCCTTGTTCCGAGCGTTACGCGACCAGCAGGCCCTGCAGGGACCTGTTCGAGCACGTCAGGTTGCCGGCCCAGTACAGCGGGATCACCGACGCGTCCTGATTGACGGTCGACTTGCGGTCGAGAGTGACGAAGTTCCGGCTCTCGTGCGGGCGCCAGTGCAGGAAGTCGGTGTTCAGCATGTACATACGGGTGTTGGCGCAGTTCACGTCCGGCACCACCATCGCCTTCTTGTAGCGGTAGCCGATGAAGCCGCCGGCCGCTTCCTTCTCATTCATGAACCGCTGCTGCGCCTGCAGGCTCTCCTCGTAGTACGTGAAGTACGTGTAACCGGAGATGATGAGATCCGGCGTGTCCGTGCCGCGCGTACAGTTGAGGTACACGACATTCATCGCGTGCTGGATCGTGGTCGACGATGCCGTCACGGTCTCGGTCGAAAAGTCGTAATACTGGTTGCGCCACCACGTATTGGTCAGGCTGTCGATGCCGCCGACGGTGCCGGAGGTCGGCAGGTCAGCCACGAGGTGCTGTAGGCCGCCAATCGACTTGCCGCCGTTCTCGGTGTTCGAGTTGAACAGCGCCGCGCCAATCTGGTTGGCCATGGTCGACTCGGCCACCTTGATGCGCGACTTGACGAGGTTGTGCACCTGCTGCTTCGAGGCGTTCTGAAGCTCCTCGAGGCCGGAGATGGTGACGTTCGCGTTCGCCTGCTTCCAGTCGAAGCTGGCAGACGTCAGAACTTCCGACTGCGCCACATCAAGAGTTTCGTAGCCGGAATACCACCTGCGGTGTGTTACTTCGCGGCTGGCTACTTATCGCCGCTACTCACCAGTTTGGAAAAACTGGCGGGGAAACCTCTTCGGATTTCCCTCTTCCACTTCTGTGAAGCGTTATAGTGGAAGACCAGACTGTCGCATCCCGTTTCCGGGTTCCCTCACTCAGTCGTTCACGGCGGCTCTTGCGAACCTTCCGCCTTGTCGCCCTCGCCAGGGTGTCCAAGTCAATCAGAGGGAATTTACCCACGTCCTTTCACTGATCCTTTTCACAACGTGCCAAGCCGAGTTGCCTCGGGTTCACTAGGCACGAAAGATCAGTAAACGTTCAACGTGCCGTTGTCGTCGTACATCAGGTTCTCGAGCAGCTTGACGCCGCCAGAGGCCGGCTGTGCATTGCCCTTCTTCTTCAGATAGACGAGCAGCGCATTGTTGTTTGTGACATTGTCAGCCAACTGATCACGGTAGTTGTCGAGGGTCGTCGTAATGATCTCGGTATACGACGAGTTGGGGCTAGCCATGGGGCTTGGTCCTTATCGGGTTGACGATGTGGTCACATCCCGAAACGGCTCATGGCACCTTCAATGGCGCTGTCCAGACTGCTCGTCCGTGACGAGGCCTGAGCCACGCCGATGGCCGGCTTGATGCCGGTGGCGGCGCGGGCCTTCGCAGCGTCCCGCTGTTTGCGGTCGGCTTCGACGGCCTTGGCGGTCTCGTGCTTGACCCACTCCTGATGGAGCTCAGGATCGGCGCGTAACGCCATCTCGTAGGCTTTCGCCATCTTCTCCGGCCCTTCCGGCATGTGGGACAGCGTCGTGTGCATCAGACCACCCATCGCGCCCTTCAGGCGGTCAAAGTGGGGATGCTTCAGCTGACCCGAGTCATCCAGCTCCGAACGGAACTGATTGATGCCGTTGACGAGAGAAAGGACGTGGTTCTGCCGGCGCGTCTGCTCGGCCTGGATGCGTCCTTGCTCCAGGCTGTCCCAGTTGCGCTGCAGGTTCTGGACCAGCTCCTTGACGGGCTTGAACTCCGCTTCGAGAGCTTTCAGCCGAGGATCGGCGAGGAGATCGTCGAGATTGCTCGACTGGTCCGCTGGCGCGGTCTCCTGCTTCGTCTCCGGCTGGGGCGAACCGAACAGGTCATCCGGCTTGACCTCGAACGTCTGCATTGCCCATTTGATGTAGGCTTTGGGGTCCTGACCGGCCCATCGATTGAGCTTCAGCAAGTAGTCGATTGCTGCCGTCTCGTTCGAGTTGATGGTCTGGAGCTCCCGCCGCTCGGCATCGGTAAACAGGCCGCTGACGGTCTGGCCGAGCTTCGATTGATCGCTCAGCTCTTGCGACTTCCGCGTAAACCCGGCCTCCAGATCGCGGGCGAGCTTGAGCATCGCCTGCTTCGCTTCGGGCGTCGGAAGCGACTCGAATACCGCCTTGCGCTCGTCGGGCCAGTGCTTCGGCGCAGTCGTTCCGGCATTGCCCTTGTCGGGGGCCGCCGGGTCGGTCTGCTCCTTGGTCTGGTCCTTGGGCGCAGCGGCTCGGTCGCTGGGCTGCGTCGTGTCGTCGGCGCTCGGCTTTAGCTTATCCGGCGCTGATGCCGGCTGATCGGTGATGCCCCCGAGCGCCTTGTCGATGGCGGCATCCAAACCCACTGACGCGGTTGAGTCCTGATCGGTCTCACCGGCATTGCCCGCTTCCGGGCCGCTCACGGCTTGTAGTCGATCCACGAGAATGAACCTCCTTCGGCGGCACGCTTCAATGCGTCCGCGCGGTTGCGATCACGCTGCACGATTTCACCGGGCTTGAAGTCGCCGCACTGGCGGACGCCGTGTTTGCGCTCGTGAGCCCGTAGATGGGACCTCGACGTGATGTGCTCGCCGTCAATGGGAGAGACGATCGCGCCGCCGTAGGCCCGGTCGAGGTCGGGCATGACAAAGGGCCCCTCTTGCGATGGGGCCCTGTAATCGGTCGGAACTTCGACAAGCTGCTGTGTGCGCTTGTCCCAGACGTAGCGGCTTCTCATGTGACGGTTATCGTCCCCATCGACGACCAGTTGTTGAACCCTTGGTTCTCGGCGAACGCCTGCTGAGCAGCGGGAAGGTTGGTGTGGCTCGAGCTCAGCCGCGCGTTGATCCACGCCAGCATGCGCCCGTTGAAGTCTCCGGCTGCGATGCCGGCCGCATCGAACACCGCGTGCCAGTCGCCGTTGTAGTCGAGCGCCTTGCTGGTAGCGGCGCGAAGTGAAGCCTGCACCTTGCCTTGGTTGCTCACGCCGCTGGCCTCGCGTCCTTCTTAACCTGCAGTTCCACGTCCTCCGCCGGCACCCATGCCGTGCAGCGGGCGAGGTCAAGCGTGTCCATCTTGTGCTTCGCGCACTGGCCCTTGGCCTGAGAGGCTACGCCCATCCAATGCTTGCAATTGCAGCACTTCGGCGAACCGGTGACGCGGTCGATTTCGAGGGACGGGTGCATTACATCGGCCTCCCGGCGTCCGGCATGTAGGCCTGCTGCAGCTTGGCCGTCTTGGCCTGCAGGTCAGCGACGGCGCCCTGGCGCTTGGTCTCTGCGGTCGCCTGATCGATCGCGGCCACGTTGGCATCCGCTTGCGCCTGGCGGGCGGCGGCCTCCTGCTTGATCTGCGTCTCGGCAACGCGCGTGGCGGCCTTCTGTTGTGCCTCGAACGCGTCGTACTGGGCCTTTTGCTGCTTCACTGTCGCGTCGGTCTGCGCCTTCACCATGGTGGCCTGCGTCTTGGCCTCGGTGTACTTGGCTTCGGCGGCAATGCGCGGGTCAACCTGCTCTTGCTGCGGCTGCTGGGCGGCGGCCATCGCCTTCTTGGTGATCTGGTCGAACGCGTCGTCAAACGTCTCTTCCAGCGTGCGCCCGATTTTGAACGCGCGCAGCCCGAACATGGTCATCTCTTTAACCAGCGGGGCCAACTCCGGCATCTGCATGATGGCCGGGATCGACCGTTCAAGCATCCCCTGCATGGACGTGACGAACTCGAGCCGCGATTGCTTCTGCTCATCGCTTTCGAGCTTGGCCGTGGCGTCGGTCTCCACGTCGATGCGGTAGCCGCGGCGCTTGTCCGAGCGCAGGATCTTCTCAATGTCCTCCCACGCCACCGCATTCACGATGGCCTGCAGTTGCTCTTGCATGTCCTCGTTGACGGGCATGCCCTGCTGGGCCTGCTGCGCCATCGCGCCAAGCTGAGCCTTGGCCTGATCGATCTCCATCTGCGTCGGCAGCATGATGCCGCTCATCTCGGACAGCGTCTCGCGGGTGAAGTGTTCCGCGATGATCTCCATCTTGATGCGCAGCGCCGACTTAACGAATTCCTTCACCCGCTTCTGCCGCTTGACGAGGCGCAGCGATCCGAACTGCCCTTTGATCCTCTGCGCGGTGGCGGTCTCGTTCGGGTTCGACGACCCTCTGATGATGTCCGAGATGCCCGTGATGTCGTAGATTTTGGCAAGCAGCATCTGCTCGCGGGCCGATAGACCTTCGATGACCTGAATAAGCGGGCTCAGATCCTCGGACTGGAACACACCCTTAAGCCCGCCCTTCTCCATCAGGGCAGCGAACCCCTTGTAGGGTAGGAACTGATCGTCTCCGGCACGGGCGAGCTGCGACAGTTGGTTGTCCGGTCCTTCCGACGATGCGTCGTAGATGCCGCGCCGCTTGAGGTTGCGGATCATGCGGTAAAGGCGCGTCGCGATCTCGTCGAGCTCGAGCGCCTGGTCCTGATAGAACAGGTATTCAGGGCTCGGGATCAGCGAGCGGTTCGTGCGATGACCATAGAGCGGTTCAGGGCACGGGAAGAAGTCCGAGAGCTTGAGCGGGTCGGGCTCTTTCTTGAGCAGCCAATCATAGTCCTCGGCGTACCAGACGCGTTCGCGCTTGGTCTTGTCCCAGATCTCCCAGACCTGCGCCCGCTTGAAGGTGTCGTCGATGTCGGGCTTGCCCTTGGCGCTGGCTTGCGTTTCGCTGATCGCGTTCAACGGCACCTTGTCCGCGTGCTCAGGAAAATACTCGTCAAGCTCATCGCGGCTGTAATAGTGCCGGCGGGCACGCCACCACACCTGCTGCTCGGTGCGGCCGGCGGAGCACAGATAGTCCTCCCAGTACACGTAAGCGAACCGGGTCTCTTGGTTGGTGATCACGTCGCCGTCGATCTGCGCGTCGTAGTCGACCCACACCTGACCACGCGCCGGCAGCACCATGTCTTCGACAGCGGCCTCGAACGGCGCGTCAGAATTGTAGAGGTCCTGGCAGTAGGAGGCTGATCGCTCGAGGATCAGCGCGGCCGTGCGGGCGGCGCGGTCATCGGGTGTCGAGCCGGGGAACCGGCGGCGCACGTCGGGCTGGTCAAGGCCTTGGAACAGCGCCGACTTCAGCACTTCCGTATTCGACCACAGAATGTTGGCGCGGCGCTCGTCGCCGTCCGTGCGGTCGTCGCGCTCGTCGGCGTAGCGGTCCACCACCTTGCGGGCACGCTTGCGCCACCTGTCTTCGCGCTTCTTGGCGCCGTCGATCTCGGCCCGCCAGAACTTGGCGGAAGCCATCCCCGGCTTCGGCTTGCCTTCGGCGTCGTCGCGGCGCTCGATGGTGTCGTTGCCGGTGGGTTGCGTGCTCACGCTTTCATCCCGCCCATCTGCTCGCCTTCAGCATCCTTGGCTTCGTCGGCGGTGTAGGTGTCGATCATGGCAGCGGCAGCCTCGGCCCGCTTGGCAATGTCGGGCGACGGCGCCATGTCCTTCAGCATCAGCACCAGCGCCTTGAGTTCGCCCATCATGGCCGCCTCTTGCGCGTCGTCACCGTCCTCCGACTTGGACATGGCTTTGTTGATAGCGGCGGAGAGGTCCATCAAATGCGTCCTGACCTGTTTGACATGCGGAAGTCATGCTCTTGAACAATCTCGTTCAATGTCGGCTGGCGCAGCGTGACCTTGGCCTCTGGCTTCGGCAGCGGCGCCTGGATGCTGCAGTTGATCGCGAACTCTCCGAACGCATCTGCCGCATGGCTGTTCTCGTCATGCAGCGGCGTCGTGTAACTGTTCAGTGCGTCGTTCCACTTGCGGCGATAGCGGCGGAGCTTCTTCAGTCCCTGCTCCACACGAGGGGACGCGTGGAAATAGGTCATCGGCAGCAGGCGGCGCGCGGCGGCGATGCGGTCGGCGGGATTGACCGCGACGCCCTTCCTGATCCCTCGCACGCCTAGACCGACCATGGTCTCGATCCGTGACCTGCCGCCGACGCCCCACTCCCGCATCTTGATGTCATGCGGGAAGTAGTGATCTGCGTACCGATACGGCTTGGACCGGCCGAGGGTGCGCAGGGCCATGTCCGCGCTCCACCCGACGAACCGCTCCTCCCATGGGGGAGCCTTGAAGATTTCCGGCAGGGCGGCCGCCACGATGTCGTCGGCTCCATCTCCCGACGCTTCGTAATAATCGATGACCGTGGCCTTAAGACCGTCTTCCTGCCAGAACCAGATGGCCGTGGCATCGTCCACGCCCAAGTCCCAACTCGTGTGCACCGGCCGGCTTGGGTCGTGCGGGAAGTTGCCCACCCGCCCCTGCTTTTCCGCCGCTGCGATCAGCTTGGCGTAATAGGCGCCCTCGCTGACGATCTGGTAATTGCCGCCCCAGACGTGGTCGGCCATCTCCGGGTCGGCTTCATAGTCCCGCACCATCTCGTCCCGCAGGACCGGGCTGAGCCACGGGTTATCCTGCCAGTTGATCTCGACGACGATGGCGTCCTTCGGCTTGTCGGCTCCCCTCAGCAGCTTGTCGACCGCGTCGGTGTCGTGGCGGGGGTTCCAGCTGAACCACATCTCCGACCCGTCCTTGCGGATCGTCGGGCGGAGCATGCGAAGCGAAACCTCGGACAGCGACTGCGCTTCTTCCACCCAGGCCAGGTCATAGGCCTCGAGCGACTTGATGTTCTCCGCGTTGTAGGCCTGCATGCCCCGGAAGATGATCAGCGACCCGTTCTTGGATCGGATCTCAGTCTCCAGGCACTCGAACCACGGCTCCAGCCCAAACTTGGCGATCTTGTCGACCAGCAGCTGCCGAACCGAGTCCCGAATGGAGTTCTGCACCTCACGGATACACACTGCTCGGGTCGGCTCACGGTAGCAACGCAGGATCAGCTGCTCGGCGAAGAAGTGCGACTTGCCCCCGCCGCGGCCCCCGTGTGCGCCCTTGTACCGGGCCGGATGCAGGAGGGGGGCGAGCTTGCGGGGGACCTCAGTCCTTAGCGTGCGGGTCGACAACGACGACCTCGATGCGGGCGGGGAACAACGGGTTCTCGGGGTCTCCGCCTAAGGCCACCTGATCCTTCTGGCCCAGGCACTGCTTGCCCAGCCAGATCGCCATGGTGGGGTTGTGCTCGGCCATCTTGAACTGGTTGCGGCGCAGGGAGGCCTTACCGGTCTCCTTGCCGTGCTGCCACGCGTCCATAGCCTTTTGATGTGCTTGCAGAAAACGGCTGAACGTCACTTCGTTTACGCCCAAGACCGCGCCCGCTTCCTTCATCGTGCATTGAATGCGCGCCAAGCCTTCGATCTGCTTGATGATTTCGTCACTGATCTTGAGCTTGGTGGCCCCTATGGGACGGCCCGTCTTGGCCTTCGGTTCCGGCAGGCTTTCCTGCGTTTCGGCGGCAACCATCTTGGGCTCGCTATTCAGGGACATGAGCAGTCTCGATGTGCTTCTGCCTTAGGGCGTCAATAGCGGTGTCGTAGGACTTGGCGCTGTCGTCCTTGGCGCCGGTCTTGTCGTAACGGGCAGAGTCGATCTCCTCGAACGTTCGGCCGTCGCCCTCGAGGGTAGCCTTCTGCCCGGTGAAGTCTTGCCAGCGCTTCACGGCGACATCGACATAAGCCGGGTTTAGCTCGATGGCGTAGACGTGGCGGCCGGTCATCTCTCCGGCAATGATGGTGGTGCCGGAGCCAGAGAAGGGCTCATAGACGGCTTGGCCGGGGGACGAGTTGTTCATGATCGGGCGGCGCATGCACTCGACGGGCTTCTGGGTGCTGTGGCCGGTCTCGGACTTCTGGGGCTTGTCGATCTTCCAGAGGGTGGACTGATCGCGAGCGCCGCACCAATGGGCTGTCGCCCCGCTCTTTTCACGGACAGCGTACCAACATGGCTCGTGCTGGAAGTGATAATGCCCTCGGCTCATCGCCAGGCTACTCTTTGCCCATATGATCTGAGCACGCATCCGAAACTGACAGGACTCAAGGCTCTCCACCACCTCTCTGGCATGCAGGTCTGCATGCCAGACGTAGGCTACTTCGCCGGGAAAGAGCGCCCACGCCTCACGCCAGTCGGCGCGATCGTCGTTGAGCACTTTGCCTTTGGCCGTGCCCGTTACGCCCGTCTTGCCCATCCGCTCATCGCGCCACGAGGCGTCGTACTTCACTCCGTACGGCGGGTCCGTGACCATCAGGTGCGGCTTGACGCCGGCCAGCACCTTGTCGACCACGTCGGCCTTGGTGCTGTCGCCGCAGATGATGCGGTGGTTCCCAAGCAGCCAGACATCGCCTTCGACGGTGACAGGGTTGGCCGGCGGTTCCGGCGTTTCCTCGGCGCGGGCCATCTCCTCGTCGTCGGACAGGAGCTTCTGCAGCTCGCGGTCGTCGAAGCCAAGGGAGGCTAGGTCAAAGCCGTCGTCGTCGAGGGCCGTCACCTCCTGGCGGAGCAGGTCGTCGAGCCAGTCTGTCTCTTGAGCCGTGCGGTTGTCGGCGAGTCGGTAGGCTTTGGCGGCCTTGGCGTCGAGCGAGCTGATCACCACCGGGACGCGAGTGAATCCGGCCTGCTGGGCGGCCTTGTAGACCACGTGGCCGGCAATGATGACGCCGGCTTCATCGACCACGATGGGCTTCTGGAAGCCGAACGTCTTGAGGCTCCCTGCAACCTTGGCCACGGCTTTGTCGGGCAGGGTGCGAGGGTTCTTCTCGTAGGGCTTGATGCGGTCCAGTGCCCACATCTCAAGGCGAGGACCGTTTTCTCCCGTCATCAAGCCGCCACCTGTGCGGTGTTGAGGCCGCGCTTCTGGAGCTCGGAGAGCCAGCGCTTCAGGGACTCGTCCGTGTGATGGACCTCCTGGCGCTCGATGGTCATGATGTTCGACGGGGCGGCGGGCTCGCGGCCGGCGAGCCATGCGGTCAGGTTGCCGGTGCGGAACCACTTGGTGCGGGGCTTACCCTGGACCATGCCGAGGCCGATGATGAAGCCGGCGAGGGAGACCAGCATCATGTTGGTGAGCGAGGTCTGTGCGGGTTCGAGCACGGCGATCTTCTCGGGGGCCATGCNNGGTGTGGACGAACGGGGTGTGCTCGGCGGTGGCGACCTTGGTGTCCCGAACGGCAGTGCGGGCTTGGTCGTACTTGAGCTGGGCGGCGGTGAGTTGGGCCTCGCCCTTGGTCAGGGCCTCGCGGTCCCGGCCGCGGCTCTCCAGATCCACCTTGGCAGCCTTGGCGTCGGCGTAGTCCTTGCAGAACTTGCGGGTCTGCGTGCCGGCGGTCTTGGTGCAGCCCTCAGTGAGCGTGACCCAAAAGCGGGTGTTGGCCTCCATGCCCTTGATCAGAGCTTCGGCGGCCTCAGGGGTGGCGACAGGCTTGCCGTCGACCTCAGGGTTCGGCGCCCAGATGCGCTCTTTGAGGGTCTTCACGTTGGCCTGCTCGGCCTTGAGGGCGGCAAGGGCGCGGTCCTGCTCGGCGCGGGTGTCGCCGGTGGCGTTGAAGGCGGCCTTCTGCAGGCTCTCGCGCTTGGCCTGATGCTCAGAAGCCGAGCCAATCGCGTTGTAGAAACTGAACAGGAAGCCGAAAAGCCAGATCCCAACCCAGCCCAGCATGGCGCCGGCACGGGCGGAATGCCAGGCAATGATCGCGTTCTTGAGGCCCAGCAGCTCGGCGAGGATGGCGCCGAGGCCGAGGGCAAGCAGCTTCCAGAAGCCGATGCCCTCAGGGGACTTGATCAGGGTGTGCTCAATGATGGCAAGGACGGCGGCGCCGACGACGAAGAACACGAACATGCTCGTGAGCGAGCCGATGAAGCCGTCATAGAGGCCCTTGATGCCGGAGCGGATGCCGGTGTTGGCGCGGGCGATGAGGCCGG